AGTCCTGCGATAAAGTCCTGTGCGGCGTCTCCGGTTACACGGCTCCCGCTAACTGTCAGAATAAGCTGGCCTCCAGTTTTTCTAGTGGTCGCGTATCCTTCATCTGCGTAAAAGCTCTGCTGGTCGTTGACCTCGTTCATCGATGTCTCTACGGTTGCGATACCTTCTGCAAGCCTGACGTATGTTCTTGTTGCAGCTTTCGGCGTGATATCGACTTCGAGAAGCGTTTCGTAGTTTAGTGGGAATCTCATTCCTACCCCCTTGTAAAATAGGTTAGCCGAAAACCGGCTATATATGTATAATCCCCCGCCTCGATCTTCTGCACAAGCGAAGGGTTCGAGGTCGGTTCTATTGTAACCAATGTTTCATCCGTGAGGTTGACTTCCTCAAGGTCTAAGATATTTGTCAGCGCGCATAACGTATCGTATGCCTTTGCGCTATCATCGCTTCGGGTGTAGACAGAAAAAGGGAACTGCCCGTGCCGCGATTTGCTGTAGCTTCTTTGCTCTACCGGATTCCCCGGATTCGCGCGGATCATCATCGCGTCTCCTGAGTCCGTCGGGATCATGTCGATATAGACAAGCGACCCAAGTATAGTCGAGTGCGCGGTTATGTACGTGGCGAGGTCAGCGATTATATTCTTCATTTGCTAGCTTCTCCCAGTTTTTTAAGTTGCGCGCTTTGGCGTGTTCGAACCATTGCGGCGATGCGTTCGGGTTCGAGTCTTTCGACTTGTTCGGCAGTCCGTAGTACTGCTTCTTCGCATACGGCTCATTCCATTCGAGTGTTCCGTCTCCCTGAATCGGAAAAACAGATCCTTGAAGTGCGCCGGTATCCATCGGGCAGAAATAGTTCGAGTCTGCAGCGATGCGGTTGTCAAGCACAAGCTGTGCGCGACTCATCCTGCCGTCAATCTTTCTCATGATTGAGCTTTCGTCAAGGTCAATCGTTACGGTCATACTAGCGCCACCTCGTAATGATGCGGGCTCCCGTGCACTGTATATTCCGGAGTAACCTCGCGGATTGTAAACGTCCGTCCGCCAAAAATGATTTGATCGTTGACATCAAAAGTCGTACCCGCCGGATGCGAGTTTTGCACATCAAAAAACAATATGCCGAGATCATTCCGCTGTTCTCCAAGCGCAGTGAGCGCGTTCTTTCGAGCTGTCTCGAAGCGCACGTAGTTCAGTGTTGAATCTGTATACGTTACCTTTCCGCGCGCGTCTGGCTCTCCGGGCTTCTTGAGTGTTACGGTATGCGGAAGAAGGCTCCGGGGAATCGGGCTAATTGGCATACTGTGCCCCCGCAACTGATACACCGGCGAACATCAAGCCAGTTGCTGAAAGGTAGTCCATTGCCCTTGGTGAAAGAGTCGGTCTTGAAGATGCGGAAGACCCTCCGGAGTACGAGAACTTCCCGATGCTAGCAGATTGCACCGCGTCGGCGTTATACGTTTCGCCGTTCGTGACGTAAAACTCAGCCTGAGCGCAGCACGCTTTTTTAACCTGCGTCATCTGCCATAATGACAAGCTTGCTTCGACAATCTGAAAACCAGTCATAATGTCGAGATCGTCAGATGCGCGCTCAAGCCATTTTGTCGTTTCATCGTCGACAACCGAGCGTCCGCCGTATGTCGTTTTGTAATATGTCAGATCAGCATATGCCATATCAGACCTCCTGTGCTGGCTTTATTTTAGCTTCCAGCCCTGTGCAATGTATCCCGGAACTTCCGAGCGCATGCGGATTCGAGTAACGCCGTTCTTGACGATCTCAACTTTCTCGCTCAAGTTTTCTTCTGCTTTCGCTTCGACAACCTTGTCTGATATTTTGTTCAGGTTCTCTTCGGGTTTGTTTTTTACAACCTTGCCTGATAATTCGTTCTGCTTCTTTTCAAAGTCTTTTTTCTTGTAAGCCATTATAAACCTCCTGGAAATAAAGCCGGGGAATTACCCCCGGCAGTTTGTTAGTCTGATGCCTTGATCGAACCGAAGCGAATAACGCGTCCGTTTTCATCAAGCTCGACTACCGTACCGTAGTACCCAGAGGTTACGGCGTCAGCAACGGCGTCAGCGTCTGTGATTTCGGTGTATCCAGTGAGCGAGAACTCGTCATAACAAGCGGGAACGGTCTTCGCATCGGCAGATCCGCCGTCGAAGTAGTAGAACTTGTGCCCAGCGTCGCGGGTTGCGTAGTCTGCAATGGTGTAGGTCACGCTGGTTGCACTTGTAGTCTTAAGTTCAGCCGCAGAGAATCCGGCAATGGTCGCGGTCTTGAGGGATACGTAGATAGCATTATGTTTGTTTTCATAAACCCAGCAATCGTGATATAGGCGCATCATGATCTTTTCAGCGTCCGCGCTCTGGTTATCTTCGGCAGAGACTACCTTTACCTTTTGGTGCTTCACGAAAGCAACGGCTGCGTTCTGGCTCATGATGATCCAGTTCATATCCTGTGCAAAATCCTTAGCCGTGAATCCATTGTCTCCAAAAGTGTATTCGGTTTTCATGCGGGCAGAGGGAACAGGCACGATGCGAACGCCGTCGATCTCATAAGTTTTGGTGTTGATGCCGCTTCCTCCATCACGAACCATAAGCTGTTTAGAAAGCTCAGCCGAGGTGGTGAGATACTTCCATGCCGCCATCGACATGAAGGCAATCAACGGCTCCTGCTCTCCGATTTCGTCTTGGATGTCTGCTACGTTACCCTGGAACTTGAGTAAGGAGCGTAGCTGCTGCTGGAGTGTAGTACCCATATCGAACAGTCGCATCGCCAACGATAGCGCCAAAAATTGAGCTGTAGCGGTAGGCGTCAACCTCGGGAACTTCCTTGTATTTCGCAAACTCGCCGATGAGGTTAGTTGCAGAAAGAGTCTGCATCGTTTCGTCGGCGTCCATTACGTCGACATTGAATGATTTGCCGCGATCCATGCGGATAGTGTGATCTTCCCACGCGAGGGTCGCGGATCCTTCTGTGTATCCGTTTGCGCGGGAATAGTCGCTGTAGCCATCGGTTGATAACTTAGCGATCTTTACAGAGTTTCCGCCGTTATAAACAAGGCGGGATTGGTTTGCCGTAAGAGGCGCGGATGTTAGTCCAGCGGATACAACTTCGTCGAGAATTGCATTATAAACCGCTGCTTTAGTTACTGTATTTGCCATTGTATAGGCTCCTGATTGTACGGAGCCTTTAAAACGCAAAAGCGGTTTGCGGCTCCAAAAGTAGGTGACGCATCCAACGGATGCTTTATGTCTACCAAGTATTAGAGGCGCTTGCCGCCTTTACCTCGGATAATGCCGAGCCATTTACAAAGAGTATAACACAACGCGTCGCGATTGTCAAGCTTTTTTTAAGCCAAGCTGTGCGCGGGCTTTTTCAAGCAACGCGTCTGCTTCGTTCTGTGTCTGTCCATGCGCTGGTGCACCAATATCTCTTACAGGCACCTTGATGAACTCCGGGAACTCTTCCAGCACCGCTGCTACTCGCTCGTCTACAGTATCGCCTTCATAGCCTGCGGAGAGCTTGACCACGCGGTCTACTTTGTCAGCCGGTACACCTTTCTTGAGAGCGGCGTTCTCTGCGCGTATTGCGTCGGCGGCTTTCTTGCTTTCGGCGTCGGCACTCTTTAGAGCGTCCAGTTCTGCCCTTAGCTTCTCAGCCTCGGTCATCTGCGCTTCTCGTGCTTTCTTGAGAGCCTCGATCTCGCTTGCATCCTTCACGCCGATTGACCCGAGCAATTCTGCGCGGGCTTTCTCTGCGGCCTTCGCGGCGTTCTTCGCGATAAGGTCATTAAGTTGCTTGTCGGTGTACTTCGCTACTTCCGGAGCTTCCTGTCCGGTTGCCTGATCGGGCTGTTCCGTTACCTGTGATTCTACTGCATCGCTCATTTATTCCTCCTGATTACTTGTATATCTGTTCGCGATCTCTTCGTCGCGTTCTTCCCGATTTGTCTATAAAATCGCGCATTGCCGCTTGCCTTCCTGATACGCGATCTTTCAAGTGTTGTATAGTCGCATCGTCTCCACCTGACTCTTGAGCGAGCTGTAGGCTTCGCTTTGCTTCACGGATAGACCGCTCTAGCTTACGCTGTTGCTGGCTCACCTTGTATTTATCTTCCGTCTCGCCTAATGGATATGGCTTAAAGGTTTTTTCTTGTCCGGGAGTGTAGACTGTTGACGAGTGTCTGCAGTTGCAGCCGAATAAGCCGTCTGGCTCTCCGTAGCTGGTTTCAGACAAAAGCGGGTAGCCTTTCGTTTTCCCGTTAAGCGAGTATACCTTACCCTGATATGGCGCGCATCCAGGGCGGGCGTCGGCGTGGCTTGATATCTGTATGAGGTCGAGTCCGTACTCATCCATGCGCTCGTACTGCGCCTCTCTCCTCACGTTCGCCGTGGTTGATCTTGTGATCACTTGCGCATAAGCCTCTGGCGTCCACTGCCTTCCGGCTTTGTCAGTAAAGGCTTTAAGCCCTGCCTTGCTCCACCCCGAGACTGTTTCAGCGATTGCCTGCCGACCGGACTTTGCACCGGCGATTACCTGAGCATGGATAGACTCGGAAGCTGAAACAAACACCCTGTCAGCCGATCTAAGCATAGTCGCTCCCATGCGGTTAAACTCGTTCGCTGTTTGCCTGCCGAACATACCTAAAAGCTGATCCATCTTCGCATCTGCTCCAGGAGGTAGTTTCAATTTCTTGATTACGGCGTAAGCATCTATAACCGCTGCACCTATTCTGCCGCGTTTTTCTATCTCTTTCTGCGCTTCAATGATAGCCTTTGTCAAATTCTTATTTATCGCCTGCTCGTTCATTGCGCGAAGTGTTCCAAGCTGTCCGAGTTTTTCAGCCTGCCATTGAGCCGATCCAATAGCACCGCGCTTCAATAGCCGGATCATGTTGGTGAGTATATCGGTCTCAAGTTGGTAGACAAGCTCTGCGGCGGTCATTTACCCTATTCCTCCAAACATTGTAGATACGTCAACTGTCGCGTTCTCTTCTGCGATCTCTTCTGCGCGTTTCCGCGCCTCCGCTTCGTCCACGCCGTCAAGGATCATTATAGCACGGTATCGCGCTAATGTCCCGCCGGTTAGGCGAGATTGTATATAGGCGGTCTTGCTGTTGCGATCCTCGATAACCGAGTCATCCCACTCGATCCCGATGGCGTCTGAGCCGACCGCGCCTCCTGTATACACGATAAGCCCGGCGATTGATTCCATCATGGCGACGATAGAAGCACCTAGTGCGTTCTCGATGTTCTGCTTCGTCTTGAATGTCTTGCTGTTCTCGCTGATTACCTCAGTGGCAGTTTTCATGCTCACACCGTCAAAAGAGAACGATCCAACACTTAAGCCAATTTGCACCGCGAGTATATCAAGCAATGTCTGGATTGCGCGTCTGATCTCTTCAATGCGAAGCTCGACCGTGTTGTCTGTGATCTTTAGGTTTTCTTTGTCCTCGGTATCGAAAGCCTGAAACACTTCGTCGGATGGATCAAAGTATTTTTCAGCCCTTCCAGTTTCGGTATTTACTACATGGCGCAATGCCCGCGCCGGTACGATGATTCGCTTCTTGCCGAGAACTATCTCCGAGTTAAGAGCGTCGAATGCGATGTCTAAACATTCCAGCGTGTCGCGTGCGTTCTCGAAAATGGAAATAGAAAGCGGCGAATCGGTATCGATGTTGTTCGCTTCGGGATTGCCGCAGTAAAAAAACATTTTAACCGGGCTTGTCGCCTCGGCTTCGGTTAGTCCGAAGAGCGAAAGTGAAGCCGGGTACATATCGCCACCGCGCTGTTCGTAGACTTCGCTCGTGATCTTGTAGCCTTCTCCTTCCTTCCGGTGCCGCTCGATACGCAGATATTGCTTTTTGTCGATTACCCGGCGGTCTATGATGTCTGCCTCGGTGATAACTCCGGCGTCCCATGACACAGGGATAAAGCGATCGGGCTGCACGAAGTCAAGTCCGATCTTCCCGTCTGACACATGGAGCTTTAAGATAGTCGCTCCGAGTGCGAGCATCAGTTCTGTTTCCGCCTGTGCTCTTTCGGTAAACCTTGCCGCTGCGAGAACGTCGAGGACGCCCTGCGGTGCGGTGAGCTTCGGTGTCTCTGCCCATACAAGACCAGCGAGTTCTGAACATATCAGCTTTGCAGGTCGCATTGTCTTGCGTACACGCTTCTGCAGCTTTCCTCTGAGCGTCGGATACCAGTAGTCGAGCCACTTCGGTGAGCCGCGATAAATTGCGCGCCACTCCGCTATGCGAGATTCCGCCGCCATTACGTCCGGCGATACGTCTTTACCAGTGATCTTGTTCCATATCATTTTAATACCCCCGAGTAGGTTCATACCATATCCCTCATATATTTTTCGATTGAATACTCGGCAGCGTCGAGGCTGTCGATGTTGCTTGTCCCGTTGTCAAGGCGCGTTTCCTTTCCACCGCTCATTGTCCATACCGCAGATTGTACAGCACGAATCGTTTCTTTGCAATCTTTATATATCGAAGCGCGACCGAGCGAAAACATTAAGTCAAGGAAGCGGATGCGGTCAACTATCGGGTTCTTCAAAGAATTTCGCACGTTGACAATCCCTCGCCGCTCCATACTCTTCTTTATCAGCTGTTCCGCCGAGTCTACCCAGCAATCTGCGCAAACAAACCGCGCCTTCTGCTTTTTGACGAATTGCTCCCAGTTCGCAAGCAATGTTTCCACGTTTCTATTTTCGGTATCGTAAACCTCGTCGATGATGCAGAAGGAAAGCTTGTTCCCCTGCATATAAAAAGCCGTCGCTGCGAAAGTTGTAGCCGAGCCGTTCCCTCCGATGTCCGCACCGATGGTTACGAATAGGATCTTCTCTGGTAGCCTGTCCACGATATTCTTTTCGGTGAACGATGGATAGCATCCACCCTCGGCGTTGACGCGCATACCGAGGATAAATCGCTTATAGAAGATTCCTGTGTATTGTGCTTTAAGCTCGTCTTGTCGTTCCTGCGATATCGCCGGGTTGTCATCCAGGTCGAAGTGAAACCACCGATAGCCCGGTAGCTTCTCATCACGGTACTTATCAAGGTAGTCAGTATATAGCCAATGCCCCGGAACGTCAGGGTTCAGCGTCATAAAGTGCTTCCGGCTCTTGCTCGCTATAGTTCTGTTAAAGCATTCTGCTATCGTGTTTTTATGTTGCAGATTCGCTTCGTCTATATATGCCATCCCGTAGGTTCGACCACGGAACGCCCGGAAGCTTGATATATTCTCCCCGCCGAACATATCAATGCGCTTCCCTGCGAGGTCGATATAGGTCTCGTTCTGTTTGTCCCTCTTGATCTTAGCAAGTCCACCGGAGAGCTCAATGAGTCCAAGGTCAGCGTCTACACAATTAGCCATAACCGCTGATTGACTCCGCCCTACCATGAGATGACGCTGGTCTGGCGATTTGATCACCTCGCACATAAATGCGAACACGCTGGCTACTGTTTTGGATGATCTTACTGCGCCTTCCCAGACCGTCAAGAACCCGCAATCGCGGATTGACTCGAGAGACTTTGCACTGAAAGGAAGGAGTTCTACGGTGTTCATGATTTACCTGTTATCTTTGTGACGATCTCAAGAAGGCGGTTAATGGTTTCGTCCTTTTCTTTGTCGTCCTTCTTTTCGCTCCAACCGAGCTGTGCCTTCGTCCACCATATTTGCGCGGTGGTGTCGCCGTCAAGTGCGTTTTTGAGCAGTGCTTTTACTACTCGCCGGTTGGTGTTTGCTACACCTTTCCGCATTTCGTCGCCATAGTATTTTTCAAGCGTGTCGGTGTTGACGCCAATAATTAAGGCTATTTCCCCTTTTGGAACACGATAACCAGCAAGAAGGCGCGCACGTTTTAGTGTGGTTTCGGTTGGCTTGTGCGGAGGCATCCCTCCTTTTTTGACAGTATTTTCCGATTTTGCTTTAGACATGCTTCCGTCTGCCTCCGTTAGTTAACCCCACCCACAGGGAGGGTCAATGATAGTATACACTGGAAAGTGCTAGTTGTCAAGGCTCGCACCATGAAGCGGTTGTTAGATGTTTTTCTACTCTATCTTTCCCCACTTGAAAATAATGCGCATCTTTTTCAATGCCAATAAAACTTCTTTTAGTATTTAGACACGCTATTGCAGTCGAAAAAGAACCAGCACAATTATCCAATACTGTCTCACCTTCGAGCGTATAGGTTTTAATTAGGTATTCAAGAAGAGCTACTGGCTTTTGAGTGGGATGTAGACTCCCCCTGCGTATCTTATCAAATTGAATAAGGGTGACAGGTTGCTTTTCTTCATACGTCTTTTTTAATGCTTTGTAGCCAATACTTGCCGCTGATTGTGATTGAACCATACCGCCACCCTTTATTGCCTTATCTCTCTTTATCATTTGTGGATAATAGACACTTCTGCCACCATCATTAGTAAAAACAGCAATATCTTCTGTTTGTTGCATAGGTCTAAAACGTGCGTATGACATACCAGCAGGAATTTTCTTATCCCATTGCCAACAATACTTAAATCCAGATAGATTTGAGGCAATGAGTAAGGTCGTAAATGGTTGATTACCAAACAACACAATCGCCCCACGGTCTTTAATAATCCGCTTATATTGTTCCCATAATGGCTCGAACGGAATTATTATATCCCACTTACAAGCTGTCGTGCCATAAGGCAAGTCGCAGAGAATCATATCTATAGACTTATCTGGAATATCCTTCATTTTCTCCAAGCAATCACCGTGTATAAGTTGCACTGTTTTCTCCTTAGTCGTCAGTACTTCCTTTTCTGCTTCCTCAACTGTCATTTCAGCTATTCTTTTTGGATCTGTCTGTTCTCCTAAAAAGACTTGCCCGCAGTTCTTATGGGATGCAAGGCAAGTTCAGTGTCTGTATTATAGCATAGTGTCTACTTTTTCACAAGCTGTTTTAATAACACTCTCTATGAACCGTTCCATATCACCCGTTATCATATTTGTG